CAACCCGAACGGATGTACGTTCCCCATTCGGATTTATCAACATACGTTTTGAATGGTTGATAAAGAAACGCCGTTGCGTCGCCCGGGTTGCCTTGGTATAGGCATTGGAAACCCAACGGGTCAAGTGCCTTTTGTTGCAACAGACGTTCCAACGAATGACGTTCGGGCCACAATGCGGTTCCCGGTTCCCGTTCGTCCAATTCCGTTGCGTTGCCCGTCTTTATGGCTTCAAAGTTGACCAACACCCACGCACCGTTCGGGATGTTCTCAAAATCGGACCACTTTTCGGCAAATATGACGTTTTCCGTTTCAATGATTTTACCAATTATATCGTCCGGGTGCCATCGGGTAAACACAATCAATTGTTGCGAATCGTTGTGCAAACGGGTTCGTGCAACCTTTGTGTACCAATCCCATGCCGTTTGCCGTATCTGTGGCGAATTGGCTTCGCTTGCGTCTTTATAAAGGTCGTCAAATATCATCACGTCAACGGTCTTTGATGTCAAAGAACCGCCACGGCCCACAACGCGCAATGAACCCGTGTGGTTTACTATTTCAAACACATCGGAATTGCGCAAATAGTTATTGGCGATTGTCACAACGTTTGAACCGTTCAATTGGGTATCGGGAAATGCGGCCCTATATTCGGGCGTGTCAATCAATCTTTGCACATCCCGGTTAAAGTCTTTTGCGATTGTTGCCGCATAAGAACAGATTGCAATTTTTGTGTCGGGGTTGATTCCCAAAATGAACGCGGGCAATAGTCTTGAACTAACCTCGCTCTTACCTTCCTGTGGTGGGGCTTGAATAATAACGTTCTTTAATTGGCCGTGCGCGAACATATTGGCAATTCGCATCAATGATACATGAAACGGCGTGCATTGATACGATGGTTTGATATATTGAGCAAACCACATCAGTTGTCGCCGTGCCCCCTCTTGCAAGAACAATTCGGGGTGTTGCGTCAATATCCGGGATATTTGTAATGCGTCAACGTCCATTTTTCTACCAATAGTTACAAACCCAAAAGTGTTTTATCGGGTTTTTGCAATACCAACCCGCAAAAAATTCTACCAATAGTTACATTTTCAACATCAACAACATCCGGGCCATTCCGTATTCGCCGATTTCGGTTTCAATAAATCCCATACGTTCGTACCATTCATGCAACCAAACAATGGGTTCGCACCATAACACAACCTTATTGCATCCGTTCTGTTCTGCAACTTCAATTACCTTTTTCAACAATTGTGTTCCGATTCCCTGTTTGCGTTTGGATTCGTCAACAACCAAATCGTGTATATAACCAACATGGGGTTGGTCATTCTCAATATCCAACGCAACAACACCATCGTTATTTATAATGATGGCTTTGCGCCCCCATTTGGCGGGCATTTGTAATACTTTCATTTTCTTATGATTTAAAGTTTTCGCACGCCTGTTCGGATTTCAGCCGGGAACGGCTTGAATGCGGACAACGTACACAAATGTAATGGCCATCCAACGCCCGGTTCCAATGTTCCTGTACTTCATGGGCCAAAGAACATTCCCCGCAAACGTGCGGTTTGACGGTTTTTGCGGGTTTCTGTGCCATTTACTTTCCGTTTATCGCGTCAATCACTTTCCCCAATAGTTCATCCGAAACGTTTTCCAATGACAACGTTTGTTTGGTTTCCGTTTCAATCTTTCCGGTTACTTCCTGTTCAACCCTGTTTTTCCAATGTTCCGGGTCGCGGTTGCACAATGCAAAGATTACGGCCGTTGTATTGGGTGCGGCCTTTTTGTGTACCGTCTTGGTTTTGATTATCTTTTTACCGTTTTTGTCCGGTATGGTTTCCGTTGTGATTTCGTCCCATTCGTACCCGGTTATCAGTTCGGCCAACGAACGTTTTGATATGGAAACGATGTTTGCATCAAAATATTCGTTGAATTCCTGTTCGGCCTTTTTAACCCTGTCTTTAAAGTCTTTATCAGTCTTTAAACGTGCATAGAACGGGGCTTTTGCCACCCGTGCGGCCTTGTATGCCGATTCGTAAGTTTTTCCTTCTGCAATCGCCTTGCAAATTACATCAACCTTTTCTTCCGTCCATGCTTCGCGTTTTTTTCGTGGGGCCGCGATTTTCCCTTTATCGCTTGTTGCCATAATTAAGATATTTTGTTGTGGCAAATATAGGGTTTATTTTTTAAGTGACAAACGCCCAGTCATTAAAGCGGGTAATAGCGCATCCCGAAATTCTGCAAACAATTGGTTTTCCAAAACATTCATTGTTTTTATGTGTTGTTGCCACAATGGAATAAATTGTTCAAACACGGGCGATAATATTTCTTTATCGTTTTGTTTGATTTCCAAAACCTTTGAATTGGATATTGCGTAATAATTGGGTTCAATCAGTCTTTCCGATATTCCCAACAATTCCAAATATCCGTTTATTTCCTTAACCAATCCTTTGTCCTGTTCGGCGGAATCCCCAATGTTTATTTTCAGTTCATCGGCCCAAACTTTATTGATGGTTATTTTTATGGTATTCTTTAACCGGGTTATTTTATTGATGTCTGCAACAATATCGTTAAAGTCACGATGTTTTGTGTTCTGTTCATCAATTACGGGTTCTTTATATATGCCATAAGTCCAATTATATTCCTTTTCCACGATTTCGGAATATGGCACAAACTTTGACAAATCCGTTTCCGTGAACGTACACGCGCAAATGGCGTTTATCTGTTCATCGGAATAAACGTTCATTTTCTTTTGGTACAAACGTTCCGTGTGGCTTTTGTCGCCCTCTCCACGTTGCAATCTTGTTATTTCATCGCATTGTGTCGCATCAATGACAAATAACCCTTTATTCGGTTTCTTATTCAATACCAAAATACAAACAGGGATTCCCGTTGATTCAAACATTTTATCCGGGCATTGAATGACAGAAACGATTTGTTGATTATCAACCAAATTTTTTCTGTATGGTTTTTCCCTGTCATTGGTCAAAACGCCACGCGGTAAAATTACCGCGCAACGTTCCGACAATTCAATACACTTTTCAACAAAAAAGTAATTTTTAAGTATTCCGCCAATATTTAAATTGAATGGCGGATTTGATACTGCACAATCAATTTTCCCGGTGTATGGTTCACAAATCATTTTCCGATTCAAATTGCCGTATTTATTCCCCTTGTGTATTTCCCAACACGCGAATATTTCCCCGGTAATCAAATCTTTGCAACATATATACGATGGAATGTTACGGACTATCAAATTGAATAAAAGAATTGGTATTACTTCCGCATCCAATTCGTCACAAACGGCAAAAATATCCTTTTTGATATTCCACGCGGCAATTGTTAATGCACCCGTTCCGGCGCAACAATCATAAACGGTGGTTCCATTTTCCAATAGTGCCAATTTGGAACAAAGTTTTGCAAGCGAATCACTTGTGTAATCTTGTTTCTTTTCTTCGCGGTCTGCATACCAAAATTGCCATATAGAACGTAATTCATCCTTTGACAAATCCGGGCATAATTCCAAATATTTGTCATAATATGACGAATCGCCACTATATATGACGCGCCGTATTGCATCCGGGAATGTTTCGTTTTCATTAAACCCGAATATTTCAAATATGGCGTTTTTTTTATCTTTTAGTTCCATAACATTCAATCTTCAACCATCATCATACAGGCCGGGGAATCCGGGTTGATGGGTTTTCCTGTAAACGCGCATATCGCGTTACCTTGCGGGTTTAGGCAATGCCAACATTGGCGGCATTTCTTTCCCTCAACTTTGGGCGGGTCATTTCGGTTCATTCTTTTGTATCGTATTTACTTTCAAACTCTTCTTTTCCGACAACCTCAAACAATCCCTCTTTCACGAACACGATGTATTGCAGATGTTCCGCGTGCGCCCAAACTGAACGACTTGCATTGAGAAAATGAAACTTCATCGGCCCGTCTTTCGGGAATTCAATTTCGCCGTTTCCCACGAAATCCAACAACCTTTGCACGTTTTCGGTCTTAACCTGTACGGCCTTGATTTCTTCCAACTTGTGGCAAAAAGTAAACCCTTTGTCGGGGTTGCCCCTCTTTTTTGCCACACTCTGCATCAATCCGGGGTATTCCGTTTCGGAAAACTTCACGCGGACCAATATTGTTTCCCTGTCGGGGTCATCAACCATTTTAATCATTCTGTCCCCTAATCGCCCGGCAATCGCATCCATCACGGCGGATATGTATTCCGGGGTGTGGTGTTTGGAATAATCCGCTTCAAAAAAATAATGGTCGCCGCCGTTCTTTGGTTCGCACGGTTTTTCCGTCAGCGATTCAACCATTAAGAACAATTCCGCATCAAACGGGTTTAATTTCTCTTTCCAATAATCGGCCATATTATTTTTGTCTTAATTCGTCCAACATTGCTTTTATCACTCTTTGATTGGCTTCAATTTCCGTCAGTCTATCGGATATGCTTACGATTCCGCCAACGATTACAACAATTGCGATAATAATAAATAGTTTCATTTTACTTTGATTTTGTTTTTGACAATATCCCAACCATCTTTTCCCATTGCCATTGCACGCGGGTATTCCACAATATCATTTTTTGGTACAACAACATCGTAAAAACCCAATTGGCCCGATACAGGCATTTCCACAGCCGGGCGGGGGTTGCGCATCATCCAACCGTACCCGGTACGCGGACGGTCTTGAACAGGGATGCAAGTTGCGGCCCAATCTTCCGCCGTGAATTCTTCAACCCGCTTGACATCGTACAATTCAACGAATCCCAACGTAACGCCGGACATCATGCCGGGCAATACGGGTTTTGCACTTGAACATATCAACACATCGCCCCGATACGTGGTATTGCGCGAACGTACTTCAATGGTCTTGCGGGCGTGCGCAATGCCATCTTCATTAATGTATTCAATCCGTGTCAGCAATGACGCATACGGATTCTTTACGGACAATCCCCGGTATTTGTCATGTATTTCCGGGTTGTATTGCTTTTTGTCTATTTGCATTGACTAACTTTTTAAATTGAACATATATTTGGACCTCTGCACGCCATCCGTTCCGTTCGGTTATCGCGTCAATCTGTTTGCGCCCGTGCAACAATGTCGCGTGGTCAATTTTTAATTCCCTTGCGGCAACCATTGATGAAAAACCCATATCCATCAATTCGGCCCCGATAAACCAACGACACGCGGGTAATGGTACTTTTCGGCAACCGCCCAATATTTCATCCGGCGTGAATCCCGATGCCTGTTGCATCAGTCCCAATAGTTCCGTTGTTTGCGGTAACATGATTAAAACGGCAATCCGTCATTTGCGGGTTCGGGTTCCGGGGCCGGTGCGGGTTCATGCTTTTGGCCGCCACCCAACAATTCCAATTCATCAACAACGATTTCCGTAATGTAACGGGTTTGGCCGTTGTTGTCTTGATATTCGCGGGTTTCAATTTCTCCCTTTATCAACAATGGCGTTCCCTTTTTCACATATTGTTCAACAACACCCGCCATCCCTGTACGTTTGACAACGATGTTGTGCCATTGTGCGCGGGGTTCAACCTTTGTCCCGTCCTGTTTGGTATAACCCGGTTTGGACGTACACAACGAAAATTGCGCGGTTTTCCCGCCATTATCAAAATTGGTAATTTTCGGGTCTTGCCCGACATTTCCTTTGAGTATTGCACAATTCATATAAAATAAACTTATAGGTTAACTATTCATCAAATTTTGCACCTTGCAACAGATATTCCCGTTTCATGTCGGACCACCCCGCCGCATCGTTCAGTTGTTTCCGGTCCGCATCGTTCACGAATTCAACCCATGTTCCGCCAACCGTGGAAACCCTCAACAAACGCACCAATCGTTTTTCAAAGAATCGCCGGAACTTGAAATATTGGCAATTCTCATTCAATGACAACACCCGTTTCGTATCTTTCGGATGCGGGGTTTTCGGGGCCTTTGTCAGTCTTTTAAACGTGGCGTTGGCGAAATCCTTTCGCATGGAACGGCGCACGGCTTCCGTGTAATCTTTCATTCCGGGTTTTCAATTTTATCAACAGACAACAAAACAGGTTGCAACGGTTGTCCGAACGTCAGTATTGACAACCATATTTTCCCGGTTTCCTGTATCTTTTTGATTTCATCCGGCGTTAGTTCCCAACACGTCAGTAATTCGCCGTTTTCGCCGCGTCTTTGGCCGGGCAATGGCATATATTCCGGTTGCCCCTCGCCATATACAACGTTTACTCCATCAAATTCAATCGGTTTCATTTTGATACTCTTTTTTTAGTTGCTCAATCACAAATTCGGTAATTCCGAATATCCGCATATTGACGCGGGTTGTTCTCTGTTCAAACCTGTTGTGGCATTCAAAACAAAGAATGTTGGTATTCCGTGGGTCAAATGCCATGTTTGGATATGCGCCCCGCGTCAGTATATGGGATATATGAACGGCCGAATATGCCTTTAACGGTTTCATACATTCTTCGCACACATGGGTTTTGTGATTCCAAACCCACTTATAAAACCGTTCGTTTTCTTCCGGGGTGTGTCCTGTTCCGAACTTTTCCCGTTGTATTGATACCCGCAATTGGTGGGCCATCGCAAAACGGCGGTCAACCAACGGTTCATAACCTTGCGAAACGCAATAATCATAATCCGGGCGGGTATCAATCGCAATCGGTTCCATTATTCCTGTTGGTCGCCAAACAATGACAATTGGGCCTGTTTGCCGTTGAACAGGAATTCAAACACTTCCGTTTTGATTTGGGCCAAAATGGTTTCCAATTCTTCTTCAAATCCGAACGATATTTGGGCCAACTTTATGCGCGGGGTGTTGATGCACGTTTTAAGGCCGTTGGGCGTTTCGTACACGGCGGTAATGATTACGCCAATGTTATCATCCGAACCGGACCATGACACGCCACGAACGGTTATGTTCTGCAAAAGTTTGTCGGCGAATGCGCGTGCCTGTTCCATCCCGGCGGCGTTCACTTTGATTTCGCCCGATTCCAACATTGTCAAAAACGTGTTGATGTTGAACACGCGGGCCACGATGGGGCGCAAATCTTTGAACAGGCCCAACAAATCCGGGTGCAAATCGCGGTTGTGTGTTGCCGTGAAATCAGTAATGGAAACTTCATCGTTGATTACTTCCGTTACTTGATATTCGGCCATCAGTCCGCCGTTGGGTAACACCTTGACTTTTGATAGATTGAAATTCTTTTCGTCAATCTTCTTTTCTTGATTCTCCATATTAGTTTGTTTTATTGTTTCCCGGTTCCGCCGGTACGGGGTCCATTGCATCCACGGCGATTTGCACCATTTTCGTCAAATCTTCAACAATGGCGATTTCCGCCGGGTTTGCGTTCTCTTTCCTTTTGTGTGCCAACCAATTCTTCATGTACTCCAAATAGAATGTCGGGGTATTGTGCAATTGGATGGTTGAATTTTGCTTTGCCATATTAAAATTCGTTGTTTTTTATTATTTGGGTTATTTCTCGTTTGGGATATTTCTTTCCATATTTCCATTTTGCCGTAATTGCATAATTGGCACTTATAATTTCATCTTGAAATCCATTTGATTTAATTATATATTCATTCATCTTAAAAATCGTTTTGGTTCAACAATTCGTTTTCAATCCCTGTTATTTTCGGCAAATTTCCCCTCTGTGCCACTTTTTCCGCTTCAACGTTAGTTTGTACGGGCGCGGGTGTTTCGTGCGATTGTGGGGCAATTCTCGCGGTTTCCGGCTTTTGAAATTCCAATTTCTGTTGTTCGGGTTCGTATTCCTTTACTTTCAGTTCAACCAATCCCATCTTAACGATAACAGGCAGACAACGCGCAACGGCCTTGACATCTTCCAACGCATCATGCGCCGGGAATGATTCGCCGGGGAAACATCTTGAATAAAGTTCTTCCAATTTCGGGAACTTCACGCGGCCGTTGGCCGTGCGTGCGTCAACCCATTTCATCGTGGGCCGCATCGTGTCAATCCGCTTTCCCTTGTACAACGCATCTTCAACCCTGTTCGCATCGTAATATTCGCGGCCCAATTCGCGCATGATGTTGGCTTTTATTATGCTAACATCAAAATACAGGTTATGGCCGCAAATCAACGGGGTTTCCAAACAATCCTCAATCAGTTTGTCAACAACAACGGCGAACGGTTCCCCGTGTTCCCTTGCATACTCTGTTGTTATGCCGTGAACGGCCGTTGTTTCTTCCGGGATTTCCCAACCGTCCGGGTATATTATATGGGATTCCTGTTTGAATTGGTTTACCCATGCAATCTGTACCACATGGGGAAAATCCATATAATCCACATCCCAACGGGCGTTCCTGTCGGGAACCCCGGTGGTTTCGGTATCTAATATCAAAACATCGTCAATCGTCATGTCGGTAATCTTTAAAGCGTTTTTGAATCTTCAACGTAAACGGATAATTCTTCGGCGGCAAATTGCTTTATCCAATCAATGAAATCCGACATTTGGTTTTTGTCAAATTGTCGCGCTTCCGTGATTGGTTCGCCTGTTCCCAATATCTGTTCGGTTGTATCGCCGGGGTACATCGCAACCAACCATTTATCGGTGTTCTTTTCGCTATTGCGCACTCCCTGTTGTTCATACAACGCGGCGGTAATGGTGGGTACGATGTAATTGTAATAATACGCGGTTTGGGCCGCCGTTGAATGTTGCGGGGCCGCTTCAAATCGTACCGTTATGCGTTCGCCCGGATGGGATGCAAACCACGCATTCAAACGGTCCATCGGTAAACGTAATTTGCCATCCTTTCCGATTAACCCGGATTCGCTTATTTTGTCGGTTTTCATATCTCAATACTTTTGTCAAGTTTACAAGTATGTAACCCGTGTTGGAATTCATGAACATAACTAATATAACTTTCCAAATAATGAAAATCGGTTGTATTGGTTGATTCTCCATTTTTAATTGCAATCCAAAACATACCGGGTTTGGGTGTGCATAATGTTACATCAACCAAATCGTTTTTATATCTGTATTCCCGGCAAATTGTGAATTGAAAACCGTTCTTTACCAATATTTCTTTGGTAATTTGAACCGGGGTTATTTCATCCGGCAACGCCATAATAACAGAACCGTTTGAATTCTTCAAATACAAATGGTTATCTTCAATCCCATTTATTTTGTGGGGTGTTCCCTTATAGGAAACCCAATCCCCAATCATCAGTTCGTTTAATTCCATGTCAATTTGCTTTTGCTTTGGGTAACAATTCCGGTTCAAGTTCGGGGAATTCCTTGCATACTATTTGCGCCACCGTCAAATTGTATGCCTGTTGGCACAATTGTTTGATGTATGTTCTTTCGGATGATGTGCGGGTACTTGTACCATTGATAACGGCCAAATATTCCAACATCAGTTGTTTAACGGAAAGATTCATCAAATTGGCAATCGGATGGGCCGGAACGGGTTTCGTAATCAGTTTGTAATTGCGTTCAACCTGTAATCGGCTTTCCCTTTGTTGCGTCCAATACGCGGCCAAATTGTCTTGAAATTGGCGCATATCCATTACATCAACAATGTTTTTGCCCTGTAACTTTTTGCATTTCCTTACTTTGTCGGCAATTGCTTTATCCATATCGTTATTTAATTAAACCCGCCCCGGCTTGACACACAAACAGACAAATGGTTAAACATAAATCCGGCCGGGGCATGGGTTGTATTATTGTTCCGTGTATTCCTCAACCATCATTTCGTTTTGACCGCGTTGCACCTGTTCAATGAAACCTTGAAATCCGTTGCGCTTTGCAATGTCAATAATGGTTTCCAATCGCTTTGCACCCAAAGATTCGCCGCGTGCAATGCGGAACACCTTTACTTTGGGATTGGATGCAATAATCAGTTTGGCGGCAATTTCCATTGTCTGTGAATCCGAAACTTTGCCCGGCATGAACGGAACGCCGTTCAGTATCAAACCATCATCTCCGAATGATAATCCGGCAATCGGCAATTCGGCCTTTGTTATCAGTTCGGCGCGTTCCTTTGCAAGTTCATCAATGCGGGAATCCATCGCATCGGCTTTGGCCTTGATTTCGTCAAATTGGGATTTCTTTTCGGCATACTGAACAATCAACGCATTGCGCTTGTTGTGGGTTTCGGCATTGGCCAACATTTCCGGGATGTTGGATTTTTCGGGGTTGTTTTCTTCATACGTTTTCAACCAATTTTCGGCATTGGCCTTGCGGGTCTGAATGTCTTTAACCTCTGCATCCAACGCGTCCATATCTTCATCGAATTTGGCGTGCGCCGCATCCATTG